ATTTGGATAGTGCGCTTGATAAGGTGGATTTGGCTGCGCTGGGAATGTACCCTTAAAGTCTGGAGATAGTGTCTTTAACCCCATTGGGTTAGTACTTGTAGTTGTAGACGTAGCAGCAGGTATAGTTGAGCGATTACTTCCCAACGTATTCATCAATAATGGAGCACCTGCCATAGCTATATTACTCATATTATTAGCGGCAAAACTACCAAGAGCGCCTGGGGTTGATGCTAAAGAATTTATACCGGTACCCATTTTAGAAAAATTACTTGCCTGATTAGCCACAATATCAGCAGAATTAGCACCTTCTTGAGCAAACTGACCAATAGCATCTTCTCCGGCATTAGCTAAAGCGGTATCTCCCGCAGCAGTTAACCCTTCACCAATACCGCCAGCGCCATAAGCCGACAGACCAGCCAATAAACCTTTAGTAAGAGAGCCTGTTGCAGCATAGTCGGCAACGCCAATACCGCCGGCAATTAAAGGGAGCAGTTCTGGGGCAAATGCAGCGGCAGCAACACCTGCCACCATAGGTAATACAGAGCTTAAAAATCCTGCTTCTGGAAGGCCTGTTTCTGGGTTAGTGGTAAGGGAACCACCATGCTGTGCAGCCAAACCTTTAAGGGCTTGAACCTCGCCTTTGGTCATATGGACAAGCTCAGTATCGTCGTTCCGACCCTTAGATTTTAAGTAATGTGCTGTATTGTGTAGTCCCATAAGGCCTCACCTCGTAATTTTGTTCAAGTTTATCATTTAAACTGCCGTTCCGGAAGCATTTACCCACTTAGTTCCATTCCACCAAATAGGATATCCTAAAGTAGTATCAAAAAACTGTTGCCCAGTCAAAAGCTTTGTTGTTGGTCTTTGGGTAGTAGTACCTAAATCAGGAGTAGCTAAAGCCTGAGAAAAGTTGTTTAAAAGCGTAAAGTATAGGCGTAGGGCGTTATTTAATTGGTCTTGATACTGCTGGCTATAGTCGGCGGGCGCAATTAATAAGTTAGGTGGCGTAGGTATTAATGGCGTGCCATTATAGTTTTGGTAGGCTGGAATAGTCATTATCTGCGCCCATCAGGTCTAATATCAATACGTGGACTACCTAACTGCCAAGCTACACCTACACCAGTTGATTCAATTCTAAATGCCATTTGACGACCACGCAGGCGGGTATACACCTGACCATCAAACTGCTGAATAGTATATTCTGGCACAACTGTGTAGTTTTGTGCGGATTGAACTTGTGGGTTGTCAGCCTGGCCATACGGGGTTCCAGAGTTTTGACGGGGTTTAACCGTCATCGTAACGCTGGGCTGATTAGTAGTAGACCCGTTAAAGTTAACGTCAGGAAGTATTCGCCAGACGAAACCAAAATTGTGACCATCGCCAATATCAAAATCAGAACTTTGTACATATGCATCAATCGGTAAGGTTGTAGAAGTCGACAAATCGTCGCACCCGATTTCATGGTACAAAAGTCTTCCGTTGTAATCTGCAGCAATAGGGTACGGTTGGGTGCCTGTTTGCATCCAAGCGGTGCGTCCCATAGTTCCGTAATACCAAACTCGATCTAAGTAGTTGTAAATAATATATTTATCGACAACGGTGTTTGCACTACTTTGGCTCACGTAGAACCACCAAACCTCGTTATATGCTTCATTTGCGCCAGTAACTACTTGGTATGCTTGTTCTTGATTAATATCATTAAAAATATATTGGCGCAAGGCACATGGTAAAACTTCAACACGGCCGGAGTACATATAGAAACGGTCTTTACCCATCCAGTACGTTACGTTGTTAATCGTAATCATGGAGTTAGGCGATATAACAGAAATGTTGTCCATCAATACCTGGAAACCCCAAACATAAGGAGCACCCAAATATTGCATAGAATATAAGCAAGAATCTGTCCAAACCAAAATCTCTTGGCGGGTTGCACGGGCGCCCATAATGTAAGAGCCGTTTGTCAGTAAATATTCGCCCGACTGGTTAGTTAATTGTGGGACCCATTGATAAGCATTACCCTGGTCTGACCAACGAACCAACATAGGATTAAATGCCGTATTAGCATTATTTGGTACATACGAATTGGAGCCAAAAGCAATAACAAACTCTTGAATAGCAGAAGCAATTACTTGGTAAGTTGCACTTGGGACGTATGCCCCAGCATAAGAAAAATTATACGAACCAGAACTGGCGCCAGTAGTTGTTGTAGTAATCGGCACTGTAGTTGCGCCGGTAATATAAGTTGAAGCTACTTTTGTATTTGCTGGTAAATTAGTACCAGTAATCACCATATATGGATAAATGCTTGGGGCTACTGCACTAGAAACAGTAATAGACGTTGCACTTCCAGCAAAGGTTGCATTATCAGTAAGTGCGGTAGTAGAGTTAGCTAAGTTGCTTAAATACTGAGCACGGGTGCTTACTGTACCACTATCTTGCCAATAAAAAATTGGACCCCCACGAGGGGCAATTACAAGATCTGATCCGTAGTTATCATTAGACCAAAGACGAAGCTGTGATCCAATACCCGCAGAAAAAGATGTGCCCCATCCATAAGTTCCAGAACCTTCTAAAACAAATACTTGCGAGCCGCCACCTGTGGTAGTTGAAGAAGCGGTATATGAACTAGGTAATGTAATGTTGTAAGTATTAGTAGTAACCCCAGAAATAACATAAGAGTTATTTAAAATAACAGCAGAAACACCGCCAGTAGCGGTTGCGCCAGATAAAACAATAGAAGTACCATTAGCCATACCATGTGCAGTTTGAGTAACAGTAATTGTGCTGCTACCAGAAGTTGTTGCTAGTGGATTACTGCCTAAAAGTTTTACAACCGGACTATACACACCGCCCCAAGGCCCTGCACCCCAACCAGTACCGATAGTATAAACAGTATTGCCTATAGGATATTCATATGTTGCAGTAACCGTACCACCGCCAGTAGCCGTAGAAGACGCAGGGGCAGATGCAGTAATAGTATATGTACTTGTGGTAGGAGTAGTTTTAATTACGTATGTACCGTTAAGAACCAACCCGCCAACGGAAGTTGCGCCAGAAAAAGTTACAGAATCACCAGATGATGGGCTATAGTTTGGGTCAGTTACAGTTATTGTTGTAGAACCGTTAGTGGTTGCAAAAGGGTTTGTTAAAGTACTTGTATAAATAATTGGTGTAATATTGTTATACACACCACCAAAATAAATATAATAGTTTGAATTAGTACCCACTCCAATATATTGATTACCTACACCAGAATCACCGTCCTGCCATATCCAAATAGAACGTGCAACACCATTAAATTGATTTGGTGAAAGTTGTTGCCAACCACCAATTTTTTCTGGGAAGCCAGAACGAAAACGAATTTTATCCCCGTCATACCAACCACCCTCGTTAGAGTAATCAGTACCTTCACGGTTTAAACCGGGTCTAAATTGTAGTTTTTGTAATGGCATGGTTTACCCTAGTATCTCTTTTGCTTTGTTTATTTTAGCAATTCTGTCGGCTAAACCCAGCAAGCCGCCGTTAATTCTCTTAGTCATTTCTGGATAATCTAATTTATCCGCTAATATATTTAATCCTTTTTTGTTCCAGAACCACCCTGCAGACAAACAAGCATACATAGGCTCAACCAAAAGCTGTGGTTTATCAATAAGAACAACGCCAATTCCTTTTCCACAGTTGTCATAGTTTTCCCTACCAGTTAGCTGTATAAGCCCCCTGCCATGATAAGCCCATCCATCGCCTTCTTCTGTATTTCCCATGCGTCCTGCGTATACTTTATTAGCGATTTTTTCTGGATTTTGTGCATATTGTTCAGCCACATCTCGACTAGGAAATCTTGAGGGCCATGTACGCATAAGTCCATCGGCAGAGTAATGAAGGTTCTCTTCCAAAGTTTTAAAGTTTCCTGATTCATGTTGGCACTGTCCTATAAAAGATGCTTGTCTAGTTGGCGTATTAATATCGTATTTTGCAAATGTTTGGTTAAGTGGTTCCAGCCATTTTTGGTCTATTCCCAACACTGTTAGCTGCTCTTGGTTCATTTAATTAACCCGTTTTCTGTAGCCCATTCTTGCCATAGATTTACTTGGAGGGTTGTTTCAGCGCATTGTCCAACAAGTATTGGGTAGGCGGTTTCCGCATCAGTTCCTTTGGGGGTTGGGGAAATGCCGGACATTGCACCGCTACTGGGGTTGAGCTGCATCCTACCATAAAAATTGCGCAAAGCAGCAAGCTTACCTTCATACTCATTTTGAATTCCTTTGTTAACTAGTTCGTGTTGCTGTTCGATTTCTTGGTTATGTGCTTCTTGCGCTTTAGCGATTGATTCAACGTTTGCCTTGTATTCCAAGTATCTACTATTACCAATATGAAAGCCGCCAAAGAAGCAAGCAACGCAAAGACCCACAGCCAGTCCAATTTTGATGTAATTAATGTACCCATTTAAAAGTCCCCACATTATTGAGGCTCCGCATCTTTTTTCATCATAACGCTGGCACCGCTAGCGCCAGATACAATTCCAAGAGCTTCGGCTAATTCCCTAAGATTAACTGATCCATGCATCACTTCATATCCAGCCAAACCAATAACAGCAACAAAACCAAGCAGCCAAGTAACTCTAGCCAAATCATATGTTTGGTTATCTTTGCCGGTAAGGAGCTGTTTAAGAATATCTTTCATTATGTTTTGATAATAAAGTTAATAGCTAAATATGGTGGTAAGAAAGCAGAACCAGATCCAGTACCATTAGTTGTTCCAGAGAAATTATGGGTATGGTCAATATTGGCGTTAGCAATTTGTGGGTTTGCATAACCGACAGCAGTATCGTAAGCAACTTGTGCGCTATTTCCACCAGTAGCGGCGTAAAATGATCCGTTTTGAAAAGCTAATAATCCTGTTGGATTATTGTTTTGGTCAATAAATCCATGTTGGTGACCAGCATCATTAGCAGCGTGGTTATGGTTTTGGTTGGAGTTCATAGCCCCAGTCGTACCATTAAATGTATGGGTATGACTTGGTAAGTTACTTGTTGTAATACTTGTAGAACCACCAGTTGAAGCTAAAGCATATGAGCCGCCAGCGCCAATTGGCATTTGGTTTGTATAGTTTGGCACGTTAAAAGTAGTCGAGCCATCACCCGCACCAAAAGTTGTACCAATAACCGCAAAAAGAGCTGCATATGTGGTACGAGACACCGCTGCTCCAGCGCACAATAAAAATCCAGATGGTGCAGAAGTTGTAGGCCACATTTGAATAACACCCGCAGGAATAATATTTGTAATTCCAGTTACAGTTAAATTACCACCAACAGATAAATTACCGTTTACATTAAAGTTACCGGCGGATGAAGTTTGAGCAGAATAAAAATTTGTACCATCGCAATACACTTGTACAGTTGTTCCATTAGGTACAGTAACAATAGAACCAGATGCACCCCCAATAGTAATTGCGTATCCGCCTACTGTTTGGTTTGATATTACATAAAACTTTTGAACTAATGGGGCAATAACTTGGTAGATAGCTGAGTTGGTTCCGTTTACTACTAAAACCATATTACGAGCTTCATCTGTTACGCCATTAAGGTTAGATAGCTGATAATTAGAATTAGACATGGTAATGGTTTGAACGCCAGCCACTGCCTGTTCCATTAAATTCCAGTTTGTATTGGTAATAGAACCCCAAGTACCAGAGTCCTCTCCGTTACCCATTAACTGGATTTTTAGACTAGTTGAATATGTAGATGCCATGTTTTATCCTTGAAAATCATTAATTTCAACCCAGTTTGGGTTTTGTGTATCGTCAATTTGTGTCCAACTACCGCCCCCTGCATTATTAATAGCGGCCCAAGTAGTACTTTGATTATCGTTAATTTTAATCCAACCACGTGGGAATTGCACGTCTAGCATGTAAAAGACTTCATTAATGGAGGTTTTAAACTGGGCTGTAATAGTTTCAACATCAGCTAACTTAATGTTTTCTGTTATTGATTGAGCAAACTGAGCAGTAATTGTTTGGGTGCTAGTTATGCTAAAGTTTTCTACAAGACTTACAAAAAACGCATTAACAATAATAGCTACTTGTGCCAATGTCATATTTTCAGTAATACTAGTAGCAAACTGAGCAGCTATAGACTCTACACTTCCCATAGTAATAGCTTCAGCAATAGATACTTTAAATTGGGCTGCAATTAAATTTATGTCGGCTAGGTTACTATTTTCTGTAATGCTTTGATTAAAGTTAGACTGTTGGGTGTTTGAGTCCGCCATTGTAAATGGTTCATCACGAGATTCCAAAGCAGCAAAATATTGAACTGAAGAATCACCTAATGTGCTATTTTCTGTTTGTGCTGTAGCAAATTGCGCCGTAATTGACTGAACACTAGCAGGGTTGAGGTTTTCTGCAAGCGATTCTAAAAACGCAGAAAGCTGTGTGCTAGAGTCAGCGGAACTAAAGCTTTCAATAATAGACTGGTAAAACTGCCCGGGCAAAGACTGTTGCTCATACATTACTACAGGTTCAGTAACACTTTGTAAAAAAGAAAAAGCCTGTGTATTGCTATCGCCTACTGTCATACCTTCCGTAATAGATGCAGGAAAGTATGAGTTTGCTAATCCAGCAAACGTAGGTTGGGCAAACGCAGCGTATCCAAACATTAGAAGCTAACCCAAGATTTAGTTGCTTCGTTCCAAATATAGGGTTTACCGTCTGTAGGGTATGCAACTGGGGCGGTCCAAACATTGTCTACTAATACCCAAGACGGGTATGGTTGTGGCGGAGTAAATATACCATTAGCGTATGTGTATCCAGGACCAGCATCAGATTGAATAGCAATGTAAGTATCATCAAAACCAGGGAGTGGGTTCTCTGGGGGTGTTTTGTACTCAATACTATTAACTACCAATCCATTTTGAATAATTGCGTATTTTTTCATAACGTTCCTTAACTAAAATAAGCAGCAATAATAATTACGCCAGAACCACCAGCACCACCCGCATAACCGTTTGAATAAGCTGGACCAGCTGTCCCGCCAGCACCGATAGCATAAGAATATGTTGCGGATGGACTTGTGATGTAGGCTTCAATATAACCACCTGCACCACCACCAGCGCCAGGAATAGCGTTTACTGAACCAACCCCACCACCGCCGCCGCCAGACCCTGAGTTAGCTATAGCTGCAACAGAAGTTCCAGCCCACCAGCCGTTACTTCCACCGCCAAATGGAGATACACCACCATATCCACCAGCCCAATATTGACCACTTGATATGCCTAAAGAGTAACCAATGCCTGGAGAACCTCCAGAACTGCCTTGTATTGCTAAAGCAGAACCTGTAGCACTAACGCCGCCGCCAGTATTGTTTGTACCATAGCCACCGCCACCGCCACCGTAGCAAGTAAGGTTAGAACCAAAAGTAGTATTACCGCCTACACCACCATTTGAACCAGCGCCACCAGAGTTAGAGCCACCGCCACCGCCGCCACCGCCTACCATCTTAATAAAAAGGTAAGAGCAATAGGCTGGTACTGTATATGTTCCACTACCACTAGTTAGTATGGTTATTTGTGGGGCAGCTGTAATCATACCCCCCTGAACTGTAGTTAGTGCCATTATTCAAATACCTCTGGTATATTGCCTTCTGCCAACCATGCTTGATAATCCTCATAGTCGGTGTTTAAAAACATTGGTGGTTTTGGGTCTGGTGGTGGAACTAATAAAGTATGTGAAGTTGAACCATCTTCATAAGTAATAACTTTATATGGGATTTTTTCCCTACCAGCTAAATAATAAGATATTGTCATCATAGCTCCGCACTAAATCCCATATAAGAAGTTTGATTTGCATTTGAATATAAATTATATGGAATACCTTGAGTAGCACCACTAACTGTTACATTTAAATTAGCTGCATTAGTTCCAGAATTTGAAGAATCTGCTAATGCAGAAGGAGTTTGTCCAACCCCAGCACTATTTTCTGCTAAAAATAAATTGGCAGCCGAAAAATCCATAGATGTTGGGGCAACCCTTAATGTTACTGGATAAGGTACAGTAATTCTTATTGCTGTTGTACTAAAAGAACTTCCAACACCATAAATGTTGTAATTAACTGTAGGTTTTATTCTGTAATAATATCTTTGGCATTGAATTAATTGTCTTGAATATTCTAAATTTTCATAGTTTGTTGCGGTTGTTCCAACTTCAAACTGAACCCCAGTAAGATAAAAATAAGCACCATTTGTTCCAACAATTTGAGGCTGTCCTGTATAACCATTGTAAAATGTTGTACCCCATGAGCCTGTGGTAGTGGTTGAATATGTAGAACCATTACCTAAAGACCAAGCAATAATCATTCCAGCAGCGTTAGTAGTTACCCAAGTGCCTTGTCCTGCTGTGGGAGCATTGATTATTACAGATACATAAGTCCAAGTATTAGCAACAGGGATTGTGTAAGAAAAATTATAAAACCAAACTCCTGGTTGATTTTGCAATCCACCACCATAAGTCCCTGCCGAACTTGCATAAACCCAAAATGATAAAGTCATAGTTTTAGCGTTAGCAGTTCCCCACCCCAAATCTTGAATTGTAGTACCTTCAATAATTTGACCTAAACCAAAGAAATCACCTGCTCCATAGGTATAGTTTGTATTTCCTGTAACACCTACATATTTTGTAAATCCTGCTGGCGGAGTTACTGAACCAGCATTTTGCTGGACATTAAATTTATTAGTTTGTGTGTTGTAGGTATACCATCTATCTACGTTATATGTACTACTAGCAGGGTTAGTTAATACTGCGCCACCATTACGCTGGTCGATTAACATGTTTCCATTAATTATGCGATTTTTAAACCCTGTGCTAACTCCAGGTGAGCCTAGCTGGGCAAGTATATTAGACGTGGTCATTGGGCGCTCCAAACTGGCTTAGGTATATCAGGAAATACTGGGGCTATAACTGGGTTAACGGCAAGACCACGAACTGTATTTCTATACGTAATAAAGTCTGCTTGATTGGTTAAGTATGGGTTATTAATTGGATTAGCCACATCAGGAATAGTTGTCCAATCAGTTGCATATAAAAGCTGGGTAGCTTTAAATTTACATTCGTTTTTTTGTGCTTGCTCAGTAACTGCAGTTAAGTCATATGGAACTTCATTATCATCAGCATCATAAGCAACATCACCACGAGTGTGCGTTACCTGTGGATATAGCTGGTAAATAGCGGGAGTTAAATCAATCATCCTGCAATCTCCATAAGGGTAACTGATGAAGTAGAGCCGTATCTTTGAACATAAACGGTTGCATTTCCTTGTTGACTGGCAAAGGTACAAGCATAAGTTGTTGAAGAAGTAGTGGCTGGAGAATCTAAATAAGTTATACCTACTGTGCCAACATCAGTTGTATTATTTCCTGAGTTTGCATCATTAGCTGCTGCAATATAAGACATAATTTTTAAATTGCCGCCATTTTTTGTTAAATAAGAAGTAACAGAAGTATTGTTAGTCGTATGACAAACGCCATTTAACATAACAGTTATAAGAATTTTGCTTGTAGAAAATTGTGGAGTAATAGATGCCGTTAATCCTGTTGCAATTTGTGTGTTTGTTGCGCTACTTGTTTCTGTAGCATATGTAGCATTAACTACTTGCAAAACTGTTCCAGTCGGCCCCCATGCACCAGAGGCTGCCATCTTAGCGGCAGTAACCGAGTTATTAGCTAAATAAGTTGTTCCTACGCTACCAGTAGTTGCTGGGATAGCATTTAGAACTGAACTTACCAAAAAGCTTTCTACAGTAACCAAATCACCAGATGTAGCGCCCGTAGCAAGAACAACAGTAGTTCCGTTAGTAGCAGTATAGTCAGCGCTGCCCAGCAAAACTCCATTACGGTAGACATTGATGAACCCCGCTGTGTAAGAAGGTAGTGTAAATGTAGTTTGTCCTGCAGTTGCAGTGAACTCGGTTACTGTGCGATATGCTGTGGTTGTTACTCCAGATGCAGGGATACCAAGGTATCGGCATGAAATATTGCCAGTACCAGTAGGGGGCGCAGCTGAGAATGTAAGAGTTAGCCCACTAACAGAATATGTGCTTGGGTTTTGAAGTACACCAGAAACTGCCACCAAAACAGCAGCTGTATTAGCTGGCGCTACGCTCATTGTAAAGGCAGTAGTAGAACCGTTACCTGAAAATGTATCAGTTACAAATGCTACTTGGGTTGGGGCTTGACCGATATATGGCATTATTTATCCTTAGAAGAAGGCTACAATAATAATTACACCAGAGCCTCCGGCAGCGCCAGCAAATCCATTAGTACCCGCAGTTCCAGCAGTGCCGCCACTTCCTACCGCATAAGAATAAGAAGTAGTTAGTGTTGTTATATATGCTTCAATGTATCCACCAGCAGCACCACCTGAACCAGCATATTGATTGGTAGCATTAGGATTCCATGCACCGCCACCGCCTCCAGCGCCTGTATTTGCTTGTCCTGCACTTGGGTTTCCGTTACCAAAAGCACCGCTACCACCGCCACCAAAAGGACTAGATGCGCCAATACCAGACTGAACATAAATACCATTAGCTCCAGAACCAGTAGCCCATAAACCACCAACTGATCCTGCTTGACCTTGAAATCCTTGACCAGCAGCACCTAAATTAATGACAGTTGTACCACCAGCACCTGAATAAATACCAGCTCCACCACCACCATTTGCTGTTAATAAAGAACCAAAAGTAGTATTTCCCCCGCTTCCTCCAGTACCAGCAGTTCCGTTATTACCAGAGCCACCGCCACCACCGCCGCCGCCAATCATTTTGATATATAGATAACGACAATTAGTTGGCACTGTATAAGTTCCAGAACCAGATGTATAAGAAGTTATTTGTGGGACACTACCCGTTATAATTGGGCTTATTAAAGTTGGTGTATTAATTGTAGAACCGGGACTAACAGTCACAGTATTAGTTTGTAAGCTTGTATATTCAACCCAAATATTATTTGACCCGCTTGCAGGGGCAGACGTAAAAGTTAATGTTGTACCAGATACGCTAAATGCAGTAGATGGGTTTTGAATTACGTTAGCTACAACAACAATAATTTGCGCTGCACTTACAACTGGTACAGGTAAAGTAAAAGCAGTAGTTGAGCCGTTACCAGAAAAATAAGCTATCTGTGGCGCATACTGCTGAACCGTTAAGTTGTTGCCTAAATAAGCCATGTTATGCCGCCAATAAGACTGAAGCTACACAATCGCCAGAAGTTGCTGCACTGTTTACTACTTTTAATGCATCAGATGCGATTAAAACAACTCTGTTGCCTTGAATAACTTCCAAAGAACCGCCGACAGGTACAGTTGCCTGATACACCAAATAATAGTCGGTACCAGAACGAGTAAAGTAAACGCTCGTAGTAATTGGTGAAGTTGTTGTATTTGAAACAATTAAACTTGCAATAGCCGCAGTGGTTGCACTAGCTACAGTAGTTAATGTAGAAGCTGAAGTGCCAACGTTTTTGGCTACATAAGAGGTATTAGTATAAGTTGCCATATTAGCCCATCATAAAAGATAAAAAGTAAGCTTGGTCTGGTGTAGCTGCTGTATTTGCTGCGGATGTCCAAGTTGTACCATTTGAAGTAAGTATATTGCCAGATGTTCCAGGAGCTACAACTTGCAGAGCAGATGCGCCGTTCCCTAATAAAACATTATTAGCTGTTAAAGTAGTTGATCCTGTACCGCCAGCTGCCACAGGTAAAGTACCCGCAGCTAAAGCAGATGAGGATGTAGAGTAAAGAGCGTTATTAGCTCCAGCAAATGTAGTTAGTCCTGTGCCACCATAAGCAGCGCCAACCGCATTTCCTTGATATGTAGTATTGATAATTACTGCTGTACCAAAGTCTGCAGTGGTTGTACTAAAGTCATATGATGCTGGCAATAAAGCGTATTTACCCCAAGATCCAGCGGAAGTAGCATTACTTTCCACAAAGAAATAACCATAACCACCAGACGGAACTGTATCAATAACAGTAGAAGCGTTATCAATAATTGTCAATATGCCAGATGAATCGTTATCAAAAACAAACGCTTGACCCAATGCCATAGTAGTTGCATCGGGAAGCTTGTATGTCTGAGTAGTAGATCCACCAAGCCTTTGATAATAAGATGAAGCTGTAGTTAATACAGTTGTACCACCAGCTGCTGTAGTCGCTGTATACCCATTTAAAAAGTTATTAGCTGATACGTTTACGTTTGCATCACGTAATACAACAGAGTTAGCTCCAGAAGAAGCGGTTACGCCTGTACCGCCATATGCTACGCCTACTGTAGTTCCTTGCCAAGTACCGGAAGATACTGTTCCTAGTGCGCTGACATTACCAGATGCATCTAAGTTTACTGATTTTTCAGATGGATAAGTAACAAAAACAGCTTTGGTACCAGCACTAAAATTAACCAAACTACCACTATTAGAAGAAGCAAGAACAGTAGTACGAGCAAGAGTAGGCCCGGTAGTTGAGTACGTTCCAACACCAACCTCCCAATTTGAACCGCCTTGGTCTGCGATGGTATAAAAGGTTGTATTACCGTTTCCAATGACGGCAAAAGTCTGATACCCAGTAACCGCTCCAAGAAGCGTAACAGAACCCGTACCAGTTGAGGTCGTGGTTTCTTGGACACGATCAGCAATAACCAGAGCCATTTAAGACTCCTTAGCTAGTAGCAGTAGTGCTGTATGTAACGCTTACAGTATCGCCAGCCGTCGTAACTTTTGCAGTGGAAAAGTTACCTTCAGAATACAAAGTTCCTGCAGTGCTTGACTGTGTAGATACGGCACCAGAACCTGTTACTAAGAAGCAACCATATACAGTACCGCCAGCACCAGTAATAGTGTATGTAATTGCTGTAGCTGCTGAAGTAGTTACGTTGTTTGGTGTAGAGCCTGTAGATGATGCAGCACCAAATACTGCTGTTCCACGAACTGCTGAACCGCCAACTGTATAGTTAACAAATTCTTTGCCGCCACCAACTAATGTAGTCATAGTATCTGTAGCAGCTGGAGACAATGTTGCATTTGTAAGACCTAAAAACGGTCCGACAGTAGTATATGTACCAGATGTACGCAAGAAACTATTAAGCATTAACTCTTTCCCGCCTTGTACAACTAAGTTAGGAAATTCTTCTTCCCACTTTAAATTGCCTTGTGCATCACGGCACTCGACATGATAGTGACCATCAACGCCCATACCTTCAGGAATGTTTGCATTGGTTTGTAATGTAGCTATTGCGTTGTCACCGCAGCTTGCTATTTCTTTTTGCATAATTAATCTCCAGAACTAATAATATTAGCACTTGTGTAACTGCTAATCGATAAAATAGCAGACGTACTAGTCGCTGCCGGGAACTGCACAGTAAAACTATTACTACAAGTCTTATCTGATCCAAAATTTAATACAAAACATGCCGCTTTTGTACTGTAATTGTATACCAATGCTCCCCTAGCAGTAAAAACTGCAGGATTCCAAACCACATTGGCAAAGGAAACATAAGCCGTATCATACTGATTATCTATTGTAGGCGTAACAGTAATTGTCAACGGTTTACCCCCTGCCGTATAACCTGTACCAGTTACCTCATTTTGTGTAGTATAGGCCGTTGTCGTGTTATCTAGGTTGGCATTAGCATTATATAAAGCAATGTAATACGTACCAGTAGTAAAGTTTTCTACGCCATTAAGCAGGTTTTGCATAAAGGTTGTAGTAGCACCTTGAACAATAGACATTATACGCCCATCCCACTAACATTAAGTTTAGTTTGGCCATCTCTGTAGAAATCACCACGATCAAGGCCATCACCAAGGCGTTTAAGCTGTGTAAGTGCTTCTTGGTATTTATTTTCATAATAGCTAATTAAGTCTTGTTCGCCCTTCATAAACAGCATGGCTTCACGCATAGCACCATAAAACAAGACTGGGTCATAATTATCGCCTAGCCAGCTTGTGCCTTTAGCATTAGATACAGAAGCTACCGGGATTGAAAAACCGCTACCAGTAGAACCCAAAGAAGAACAAGAAAGAATGTCACCAACAACGTAAAAATTACCACCAAACTTAAGACTACAGGAGACAACAGAACCCCCAGAGATAACGATATCGGCAGTTGCATTAGCACCAGAACCTCCTGTTAAAGCTACGTTTTGGTATACACCATTGGTATATAGTGAGCCAGCAGTAATAGAGCCTAAAGTAGCTATCTGCCCTTGCACAATAGTTGGTGGGTAATAAAAATAGTGCATTTCTACTGTGTAGTTTTGGTCGGGAGTTGGGGCAACCATCAATGTCATTTCATTAACATTAGATAGCTGGGAACCAAATAAAGCGTAGTGTGTTGGTAAACCGCCAGGAGTGCCTTGGTATGTAGGGCTTGTATAAGCTACAGTTGGGTAAGCTTCACGCAAAAAGTTAACGTCTTTATTTAAAAGATATTGATACCTATTGGGAGTTACTGTGTTATCTATTACCGCCAAAGAATAATTAGCAAGCCAATCATCAGGTAAAGAAATATATTGATTACCGGCAGTTACTGTACCAGTAACATTTTTACGTAAAGACGGCAAATTTACGGTGTTATATATACGGTCTTCAGCTTCCTGTATAAATACAGGTATGCTTGCCACAAACAACTGTTCAGTGTTTTCAGCGTATGCTTGAATATTGTTATATAACTGTTCGTAATTCATTATTCAGCTTTTGGTTCTTCTTTAAGAAGTTGAGCTTCGGTTTGGGCCCGAACTTTCATCAATAAAGCAAAAGCACCGGTTTTAGTAGGGAGTTCTCCCAAACCAGCCATAATGCCTTCTACTTCATTTAATGTAATTTCAAGCTTAATTACTTGTTGCATATCCATTTATTAACCCTGTTTTCCACTGATTTTGCGACCTTTAGTTGCAGCACCATAACCACGCATTTCTTTAACGCCATATGGATTATCTTGTTTGTAGCCTTTGGTATTATTGCCTAAGCTAATTTTTAGATCATCTAAATTGTTGCCTTGGCTATGAACTTCGCCTTGTGGGTATGGGTTAGGCATTGGCTGCTTATAGA